TTCTCCATGCACCATTCTAAGGCAAAGCATGGAGGGAAAGATATGGAAGACATGGGATACCAGAACACGCAAGCCCTTTACGACCTAAACCGCACCGGACGCCTCGCCAAGAAGCGCGGAGACAACCTGACCTGCTATACCACTGCGCAACTCGCAATCTCCTTCATGTGCTCCATGACCTACGACTGGGACCGCGAACGCAACCAGCCACCCGAGAAGCTGCGCAAGGTCAACGCTCCGTGCCGCTACTACACGCTCGGCTGGCGGGCGATAGCCGACGCATACGGCATGATTCTGCTCACCCCGGAACAAGCCATGAGCGGGAATGCCGATAAGGAGATGAAGAAGCGCGAGAACACAGTCAAGACGAACATCAGCAACGCTTGGCTGTTCCTCCAGGAGCGTGGTGTGATAAAGAAGCTGGAACCCGCTTCGCTCGGCAAGAACGCCGGCTTCCTGCTGCTGCTCGGCGATGACAAGGAGAACTTCGCCGTGGAGCAGTGGGCGAGAAAATGCCTCAACCTGCCGATGATCTGGTAAACCTAGCAGCCGCAGCATGGGACCGACAGCACAATCGGCCACGTGATTTGAATCCCGAAAAACTTCATGATGGTGAAGTAGAAGGCCAGGATGATTAAAACGGCGAGCAGCGTGGTGAAGGTGAATTCGCCGATCATGCATACTCTTCTGAATTTGGGATGCGCGATCGAGAAGAGTCTCATACGTGAGCCTTTCTTCTTATCGAGATACATGGAGGTGGCGCAGACATTGAATAGTCCCATAAACGGATGGAAGCGTAGCACTTTTGCGAGCAGGTGTCCCAGTTCGTCTGAATCCTTCGGCTGGGATTTGTTGGCGTCCTGGCCGAGAGGATCGCATTCCCCTTCAATTTCCGCAGCCTGCGTGTTTAAGGTTGGAGAGAGCTTGACGTCGGAGCTCTGTCCAAAGTTGAATGTCTTGTCGTAGTCTGCGCTGGTCGGCTCTCCCATCATTTTGTATTCGCTACCCTTTGAAGATTGTCCAAACGCATTCTCATGGCGCTGACTGATACGTCGAACAGTTGTGCCATTTCCTCCACTTTCTTGCCATCAGATTGGAATTCCTTGACCTTTGCTTCTGGCATGAGAATCGCGCCAGCGAATTCGTCGGCGAAGAACTCGTGCGGGAAGTAGTCTTTCTCCCTGCGGCCGCCCATGCGGACTTCTTCGAACCCGTACTCGTCGTCCTTGGCTATGACAGTGCGTTCTATGAAGTGCCCGAGTTCGTGCGCGAGGGTGAAGCGCTGGCGCACGCCCGGTTCTTCCTTATCGACGAAAGCCTTCGCATCCCTTTCTGCGGCTCGTTTCACAATCATGCCGGACAGATCGTCCGGCATGACGCACTTGTACGTCGTGACGCCGCAGGCCCTGCATATCCGTTCGATCTTCACGGGAAGCTGCTGGTCCCAGTTCCCATCCAATACCTTCCTCGCGGCTTCGCGCGCCTGCTTCCATACCAACTCAGCCATACCGACAACCCCTCACTATCCTTTGTCTTCTCATTCTCATTCCATTTGTGGACGTTTCACGGAAAATCACGTCGATTATCTCAAAATCATTTCTTTTTCATGGCAAGACCCCGATGTTCGCGCGGCGTGAGCATCGGGGTCTTGAATTCTATTCATCGACGATCTCGCCCTCTATAACCTCGCCGCCAAGGTCGGGTATGGCGGCGGCCATGAGCTGGCCAAGCGAGGCGGCGTCACGGTGCGTGTAGCGCATGGTCATCTGCATGCTGGTGTGGCCCATGACGGCTATGCGCGCGTCGTCCGGCATGTTCGCCCGTGCGGCCATCGTGGCCATCCAGTGTCTGGCCGAGTGGATCTTGACCTGCGGGAGTCCGGCTGCCTTCAGCGCCTTGCACCATTGGTATCGTTCAGTGCTGGAGCAGACGGGGTTGCCGCGGGCGGATGTGAACACAAGCTCCCGGCTCCCGATGCCGTTGTCCCTAATCCACTTCCACAAGCGTTCCCATAGGCTGCCGCTGACCGGAACGAATCGTTCGGCGGCAGGCGTCTTCGGGGTGGTGAGCCACAGCGTGCCGCTGAGGTGGGTCGCTTCCAGCCAGTTGGGGATCTCGACCTCGCCCGGCCTTCCGTAGCGTTGGATCTGCTGGCGCACGTGGATGCCGGGCTGCCCGTCGCGCAGCTCCAGCTCGAACGGCATGATCGCATACCGTTCGCCCTCCCTCATGCCGGTCTCGAACGCTATCTCGAACAGGAGCGCCCACATTTCGAGGTCCTCCTCCGCGGGACGCGCTCCGCGTCTGGCCAACGGCATGGAGGAGGCGGCCTCGATCATGCGCCTGGGCTGTTCCGGGCCGAGCACGTCCACCACGCGCCGCTCCACCCTCGGCGGCTTGACCCTCCGGCACGGGTCGACGGGGATGAGTTCCTCAAGCTCCGCCTGGTCGAGCACCATCTTGAGGCTGACGAAATGGTCCTTGAGTGTGCTTGGCGCGAGCCGCTCCCCCAGCACGCGCATGCAGTGGCGGATGTGCTCGGGCGTGAGGTCTTTGAGGCGCACGTGCCCGATCACATCGGTGCAGGCCTTGATTCTGCCGGCGCGAGTGCGGTATGTGGTCGGCTTGACGCGGGTCCGGTAATCAGCCAGCCAACGGTCCGCATAGTCGACCAGGTACGGGCTTTTCCCTCCAGGCAGCAATCCAGTGCGTTCCAGTTCGGCCAGTTTCGCTTCGAACCGTTCCCTTGCCTCGGCCTTCGTGCGTCCTTTTGCTTGGATGGTGCGCCGTTTGCCGGTAGCTGGGTCCTTTCCTAGATCCTTGCGGAAATGCCAGACTCCGTTTCCATCCTTGAACACGCTGCCGGATCCCGGCGTTCTCTTCCTTGTGCCCATGGTTTCTCCCTTTCGTTGAGGGAGTGCCTTCGCATGCCCTCGCAAGGGTACTCTAAAGGTACTCAAGCGATGGCAACAGCCGCCCGAGACGTGGCAGAAACCGCCATTCCGAGCACATTCAAAAACGGCTTATTTCCAACGGTCAGGAAGCTCAAAACCGTTGAAAACAAGCCGTTTCCAGATGGCGGAAACCGCTACTTGGAGACGTTGAACTTGAACTCTGCTACATTTCCATGTCTCAAGTGTTTTCAACGGTTTTGAGTCTTCCGTGCACTGTCGGGCACTCAAAAGGCACTCCGTTTTTATGGATATCATAACCGTCAAAACAGAAAAGCGCCCCTCCCCCGGCCGTGTCGGTCGGGAGAGGGGCGCATTGCATGTGTCAGGCAACGAGCCTGGCCTTGATCTCGCTGACTCCGATCAGGGCGCCGATCAGCATTCCGAGCGCGTCGATCGTGGCGACGATCTGGTCGACGTGCGGCAGACCCCATGCAGGGCCGACCGCCTGCGCGAAGACCGCGATGGCCGGCAGCGCGATCAGCGCGATCCATTTGAGGATCTCGTATGCCTTGTCGGGCAGCAGGTAGCCGGATTGCGGATCATTGGATTCATCCATTTCCCTCACCTCCTTAAATCAGGCGTTGGCCTGGATAGATCGTGTAAGGACTGCGCAGGCCGTTGCGCTGGGCCGCCGCCTGCCAGCCGGTGCCGTAGATGCTCCACAGGCTCTCGCCTGCTGTGACCACGTGGTCTCCGGCTGCGGAGGCGATGGCGGTCGAGGAGCCGGCTGTCCGTCGGCATACGGTCTCGCCCGCGTAGATGAGGTCCGGATTGCCGCTGCGGTAGCCGGTCCACTGGCTCCAGGTGCCGCCGTTGCGGGCGGCGATGGAACCGAGCGTGTCTCCGGCGCGGACCGTCACGCACACGCCGCCGCAGTTCGCGCCGGTCGAGGCGGTTCCGCCGCCCAGACGCCGGTTGACGATGGCCATCACCGACGTGTAGGCTCCGCCCAGCGCCTGTCTGCGCTGCGGGTCGTTGCCGAAGTCGCCTCGGATGACCCTGGTGGCCATGGCGTCGTAGTCCGGTGCGGCGGTGACCTGCGGCTTCACCGGATCATGCCTCACTTCGGTCCCGGTCTTGCCCCTGTCGCCGTTGGCGATCCTCTGCCAGGCGTCGCGTTCGCCGAAGAAGAGGTTCAGGTCGAGGGGCCCGCGGCCGTTGAGGTAGCCGGTCGAGGCGTACTGGACCATGCCCTCTCCCCTGCTGCCCGCGTTCCATGGCGTGGACTGCCAGCCGGTCGCGTTCATGTTCGCGTACTGCGCCTTCCACAGCATGCAGTGGGAGCGCACGTCGGACGGGATCTGCGAGACGGCGGAATCCTGCACATACACGATGGGCCACACCTTGGTGCGTGCATACACCTGGTTGACCCACTGGCGCACCCAGTCGCCGTTGCCCCACGCCGCGTTCCCGTTGGATTCCCAGTCCAGCGCGAGCACGCACTGGCCGACATGGCCGTTGAACTGGTTCAGATAATGATTGACCTCCGCGGTCACGTTGCCGCCGTCGGCGTAATGGTAGCCGCCGCAGGCCTTGCCGGTCTGCCGCGCCCATTCGATCTGGCTGCGCCAGGACGGGTTCGCGTACCACGAACCCTCGGTGATCTTCACGATGGCGGCGTCCGCGTCCACCACGCGCGTGATGTCGGCCGACTGCCAACCGGACACGTCGATGACGTTCATGTCGGCCATCGCGGCCGGGCTGAACGCCATGCAGACGGCCACCGCCAGCGCGGCCAACGGCGTGCTGATCCTGCGCGGGATGCGCGCGTGCCTGTGTGCCGGCTTGCCTTTGTTGAGGATGTTCAAATTCCTCTCCTTCCCGCCCCGATTCGGGGCAATAGAAAAGGCCACCTCCGAAGAGATGGCCTTGCGGTTTGTTGGAAAAATGGAATGCGTCAGACAGGGATCCTGTATACGTGCGGACGGCACGTGTATGCGCCGGCCTGGGCGAGGTGGAGCGAGACGCACATGTCGTACTCCCCCGCGGGCATCAGTCTCGGCATGGCGTTGGTGGGATTGATCGCGTATTTCACATGGTCTGTGAAATCCGACATTGCGCTGTCGGTGCCGGTGTCGCTTTCTGGCGTCCATGCGACCCATGTCGGCTCGTCGAGCCGGATCTTTCCAACGGTCATCCCCTTCCATCCGTCGGCTTCGGTCATGTCCCTGCGAATGGTGATAGCGAGCAGGCCGTCCGTCTGCGTGATCGTATAAAGATCTGTCCGCTCCGCCTGATCGGCTTGCGGCCACAGGTTCTCCAGGCCTAGAGGCTCACCCCCCCCCCAATCGCCTTCCAGGATGGCTGGCGTGACTGTGGCCTCGCCGGTCCAACCCGGACTGATGACCAATCGTGGGGTCACCGTCATCGGCTCCGTCACGGTGAGGGTCTTCCAGGCGTCGGAGATGTATCCGAGATTGCGGTCCGCCACGGCGTCGCGGAATTCGCAGGAGATGCCGGACACCAGGCCGTCGCAGCGGATGCCGTACACGCCGGCCGGGAGCGTGACCTTCGCCGTGTCGACGCCAATCCACGTGTTCAGGGTCGTGGACCGTTTGATGTGGACCGTGTGCCCGCCTCCCTGCCAGGCTTCCAGCCGCATCCATTCCGGTACCGCGGACGGCCACATGCCGCACAGGTTAAGGTCTTTTAGAACGCCCCCCCCCCGCAGGTTTTCGGGCGGCTCCCAGCAGGTGCGGGCCGACCCGCGCTCCAATTGCGGGTGGATGGTGAAGTGGCGGTCTTCGGTGAAGTCTGCATCCGTGAACAGCTGTGTCACTATCTGGGTCGTACCGTCTGGAATCGATGTGGAGACAAACGGGCGGTCGATTTTCAGGTATGGCGTCTCACTAATCAGGTCGCCGCCTCTTTGGTGCCGGATCGACATGTAGTGATGGGCAATCAGTCCGGCGCATGACGCCGTGATGGTATCGCCGGCCGCCAGCCCAGCATCCGAGAGCTGTGTGCTCCACGTGATTGCATACCATGCCCTGAAGGATTGTTTCATGGTGATGTCCAGTCCGCCGTCGGCGCGGATGCCGGCGACGGCGTTGGCATCCGCGTAGGCGTCGTAGCGCATCAGGTTCTTGCCGCTGGGCACGAGCAGTGCGCCGTCGTGCGTCAGCCCGATGCGCCGGCCGGCATGGCAGATTCCGGCGACCGGCAGGCCGTTGACGCATACCCCCCCCCGAAGCGGATAATCGGTCATTATTGTCGTCTCCTTAGATGATCTGCCGCACGCTGATGTCGTCGAAGCGCCCGTAGCCGAGTGCGGTGTTTCTGATGCGCAGTGCGGCGCTGGTGGTGTTTTCGGGCACGGCCCATGAGGTCGTGAAGTGGAGCCACTGGTAGAGGTATTTGCGGTCGATGGCATGCAAATCGAGGATGTCCACGCTGGTGCCGTCTGGGAGCACCATGGATACGGTGTGCTTACGTTTTTCCCACGCTTCGGCCTTCCATAGGGAGATTTCAAGCGTGCTGCCGGGCTTGACATGGAAGAAAGACGATTGCAGGACAGAGCCGACATTCCCCATACCCAATAGTTTCCGCCGTGCGGCTCGACGATGTAGTTGCTTTTTTCGCGTGTCTGTATCGTGATGTCTCCCGTACAAGTCCACCCGGTCAAGTCGCCTGTCTCGAAGTCTCCGTTGGTGATGAGGTTCCTGCCGAGCGCGGGCAACAGCAGGCTCCCCGCCTTGCCGAGTCCTATCTTTTTCCCGGCATGGTAGGCTCCCGCGACTTCAAGCCCGTGGAGGCATACCCCCCCCCGAAGCTGTTCCGCCATGATTCCTCCTTAGATGATTTCTACAAGGCTCACGTCATCGACCCTCAGCCATGTGTTTTCCGTGATCGTGACGGTAACGGCCGTGCAGTCCTTGGGCGCGGTGAAGTCGAGAGCGACTTCATACCATTGCGTATCAGCCCTGATTGGCGTTTTGGCTGATGCCACCACCGCGTCTCCGGCCGTGACCGTCGCCGTGGCTGTGCGCCATGAGTTTCCCTTTCCGACGGCATGCCAGAAGTCGAGGCGGTAGCGTGAGCCGGGGCTGACGGCCACGGTCTGCGACACCCCGCAGCCATTGTCGCGGCTCATATACCATGCGAATCCGCCATGCGGATCGTGGACGGCAGAATTTTCCGATGATGATGTGACGACAGAGCCGGCGCCTATCGCCGTCCATCCCGTCAGCCCCTGCTCGAAACCGCCGTTGACGATGAGATTGTCAGCGGAGTTGGGCAGTACGAGGCGCGTGCCGGAATGCGAGAGTCCTATCATGCGGCCCGCACGGCACGCTCCGCACACCTGCCTTCCCATGATGCTGACGCCGCTCATGCCGCCTCCCTCGGCCACCAGTAGAATCCGCTCGGGTCGGCGGCGCTTTTGGCTGCGGCGTCGGCCGCATCCGTGCACTGGATCCATTTCGGTATTGCCGCTGCACTGGACGCGGACTGCGCGGCGGATTTGGCGGCGGCTGTCTGCGAGGTCTGCGCGGCCGATTCGGACGCCTTCGCGTTGGCCGCGCTAGCCGCGGCCTCGGCCGCCTTCCCGCTGGCTTCCCGTGCAGACCCGCTGGCCGACTGCGCGTTCTGCTTCGCGCTTGCCGCACTGGCCGCAGCCGTCGATTCTGAGGCGGCGGCCTTGTCGGCCGAATCGGCTGCGGCTTGGGCGGACCGGGCGGCATTTGATTCGGATGCCGCCGCAGCCGACTGCGACCGGCTTGCGCTCTCGGCCGACTTGGCGGAGGCGGATTCGCTCGCCTGGGCAGTGGCGGCGCTCTCACCAGCCGCAACAGCCTTATCAGTGGCGGTCTGCGATGCGGCCTCTGCGGCCTGCCTCGCCGCCTCCGCCCTGGCCTGCGCGTCGATCGCGGCGTCGGCCTTGCCGCCCGCGGTCTTGGCCGCTGTGTCGGCGGTGGCCGCATCCTGCCTGACCTGCGCGGCCGAGTCGTTGATCTGCTGGGCGATCGACCGCGCCTCGCCGATCAGCCCCTGCGCCGTGGTCTCCGACTCGTGGGCGAGGTTCGCGCTGGCCGTGGCGGCCTGCTGTGACGCGAGTGCCTTCGCGGCCGCATCAGTGGCCTTGCCGGCCTCCTGCCCCGCCACGCCCTCGCTGGCCTTCGCCGCCTGGGCGGAGCTTTCCGCGCGGGCCACCTTGTCGTCGATCGTGTCGATCTGATCCAGAGCGGACTGGGCGGCTCGGGTCACGGTCTCCCACGCGGCCACGGTGGTCGCGCTCGGGTCGAGCGTAGCGGGATCCACGTCCACGAGGCCGGAATATTCGACCGTCTGACTGGAATCGGGCACTTCGACGTATCTCACGCCGCCGCCCGCCACGAGCTCCGATACCCTCCACACCCATTGCGTGGTGGATGGCATCACCTCGGCGGCGGCCTCGCCGTTGTCGAGCCTGACGGTCTGCGCGACCGGCAGGCGGATCGCGTCACGCACCGTCACGCGTCTTGTGGGCACGAGGCTCACGCTACCGGAAAGGCCGGAGCCCTCCGCGTCCGTCAAGTGGAAATGGACCAATGTCATGGCTTCTCCTTTCTCGGGCCGTTGTGCGCGGCCATGATCTCGTCGTGCATCTTCGTTCCCGTCCCGTTGCCGCCAAGCGCGCTGTACGCGTCGTACGCGTCGTCGGCCTCGTCCATCACCTCGACGGGTATCGGTCGGCCGGACTGCACGTATTCGCGATGGATCCGGATGATCTCGGCGCGAAGCAGGACGCGCAGCCCGTGGATCACCGCACGCCCGTATCTCCACGCCACCGCGGCGAGCGTGACCGTGGCGCCGCACATGGCGGGCACGAGCCATGCGACGATCTGATCGAGCAGTTGCATGCGGGCCTCTTTTCTAGGCTTGGAATCCCACACGGCGATCGTCGTGGATTGGCCGCGACGGCGTGTGGGATTTGGAGGTTAAAAGATGCTATTGTCCGTTTTCCATGACGAGGTGTGGCTGCCGTCGTGCGCGAATCTGAGGGAATGCACCATGGTCGGATATGAGAGCGCGTGGCGATGCCACATCGTGGACGCTTTCGGCGGGCTTGAGATCGATTCAATCACTGCCGACATGATCGAGACGTGGATGGCCGGCATGCCGCGCGGCGCGGCGCGCAAGGCATGGGGCGTTCTCCGGGCGATGCTCCGCAAGGCATCCAGATGGGGCGTGAGCGATGTGGATGTGACCACGCGCGTCAGAGGCCCGAAAAGGACCGATCATCAGCCGCGCGTGCTCGATTCGCGGCAGATCGCGACGCTACTGCGTGGATTCTGGGGGCATGAGCTCGAGGCGTGGCTGATTTGCAGCGTCACGCTGGGGCTCAGGCCGGAGGAGGCGCTCGGTCTCGAATGGTCCGACATCGATCTGCGCGGCGGTATGGTGCGGATCAGACGCGGAGTGCAGTGGGTGTCAGGTAGGGAGGTCGTCGTGGAGCCGAAGACCGATCTGTCGGCGCGTGATGTTGTGCTTCCCAGGTTCGCGATCATTCGGCTGCGCCAGATTCGCGGACGCGGTGACGGGCGGCTTGTCGGCGGGTTGAACCCAGGGCAGGTCGACCGTCGGTACCGACGATGGTGCCGCGAGCAGCATCTGCCATTCGTGCCTAGGGAGAATCTGCGCCATTCATGGGCCACAAGCGCCCTTGCCGCCGGCGTGGACGTGGCGGTGGTGAGCCGCGCCCTGGGCCATTCGAGCATCGAGACCACGGCCCGCTATTACCTGCGGCCGGACGTGACAGTGCTCAAGGACGCGCAGAAGCTGTGGGAGAAGGCAATCATGCGGTAAGGGATTCCGTAACCCTTGAACAGCAGCCTTTCCCATTTTTCGGCAATGTCCTGCGATTACAAAAACACAAAGGGCTTGTAATCGCGACAGTCAGCGCAAGTCCAAAATCCACATCGAAGAATCTTTACGATGTGGCCGCTAATGAGACCATTGCGAACGGATTCAGACCATCATCGCGTGACGCAATCATGACTTCAGTCAGTCATGGTGGTGACGTTGCATCAGCGCTGATTCATCCAGATGGGCGAATCGGCATGTTCGGGACGTTGACTGTCGGCCACCATTACCTGTGGCAAGGTGTATGGCCGACCGAATAGCTTTCCGTAACCCTGTATAACGCGAAGGGATTCACGGTCATCCGCACCGGCATGATGATGCTGGTCAGATACTCCGGTTCCCTCGCTAGAGATAGCTGGAGCAGCGTGCAATGCGAATACGTGCTGCCAGCCGAACTGCGTCCGCCTATCGAGGTCAATGGCATGGTTTGCGTGTCGAACGGGCAGACGGCGAGAATGCTCATCGTCAAGCCGGGCGGAATCATCCGATGCGCGAACATGGGAGCCGCTGGCAGCAATCAGGGTTGCGTCGGCTCGCTCTGCTATCCGGTCGTCTAATCGATGGTCAGAGCGGCACCGTGATGCAGCCCTCGACCCAACCGCCTTTGCCGATCGTCATCTTCGCGGACGAGCGAAGGGCGATCTCGTTGCCAGCGGTTTGCACCTCGACGCCATGAAGCCCCACGCTCGAATTGGACACCGCGGCGCAGTGCACCTCGAACGCGGCCTCCAATCCAGCCGGAAGCGTGAAAAGCTGGGACACCTCCCACTCCTTCGCGGCATTCCAGCTCGTGTTGAGCCGGATGGCATGAAACGCGACGATCAACATCCCGCCGACAAACGCGGTGCGATAATTCACGTCCCAGTTAGCGTTTGGTTTCGTGAGGGTTACGGAATCCCACAAAGCCCCCCTCGGCGTGAACAGGCGCACCGGCGTACCGACCGTGATGCCGGTCAGGGGAATACGCCACAACGGCATGTACGCGTCAACCGCGCCGGACAATATCTTCCCTGACGGAATGGTCGGGTCGGCGGCAGTAGTCGCATTCGGCGAACCCTTCAACACGGTCAATTTCACATTCTCATTACCGGTCTTGGAATCTCGATGGTAATGCGCGCAAATGATGTCATTGCGTTTCATGCCCTGCGACCCGTTGGAGATCGTCACCGATTCCGCCGCCGTGATATGCCAGTCCAAGCCCTGGATCGACGCGCAGCCGGTGCCGATCGTCGCCCTGTTGGACGAACTCATCGAACACTTGAACGCGTCACCCCAATCGAACACCACGTCAGACTTCGAGAACTTGGCCTGATGGATAATCGCCTTGTCCTCGCTTGAAATATGAGCAGTACCGGCCTTGCCGTCAACAAGCTCGATGGTCACTGTCCGACCTCCTTCAACCATGCCTCAAACGACTCGTCATCCTTCTGCATGAACGTCATGAAAGACGAGTTGCATTTGGAGCACAATTCGTAGATGTCGGGCGTCACATCCTCCGCGATGCGGGTCGCCTTGCCAGCCGAATACCGGCGCACGGTGAACCATTCACGCGCCTCCGTATCGCCAGCGGCGACATAAGCGGTCTTACCGCACTTGTCGCACACGTACTTCGAATAACCGTCAGACTTCACTATCCAATCCTTTCAAAAGTGAAACAACCAAGCGAAGGCAGCTGCCTCCACGTGCCGCCGAAATCAACGGAAGGGTCAACACCAGTCGTGTTCTGGACCACGTAGCCGACAGGAAAAACGACCTGCTGCGCGACGGAACCGGCATGGGCGGTAAGCACTCCGTCATCGCTGACGGTGACGGTCGTGCCGTCCGGTTTGATGCCGCCGAGAGTGCCGCTCGAAGCGACCGGCAGAGTGTATGCGTTGGCTTTCGCCTCGATGTTGTCGAGCTTCTTCTTGTCGCCGCTGCTCATCAGGCCGCGCAGTGACTGGCTCGCATACCGATCGTCGGCCAGGGCAGTCCATTTAGACCAGCTGCTGCTGTTCCAGGTCCGCTTCCATATCGTGTTGGTCTGCGGGTCGGTGAGGACCTGCGTGGTCCAGCCCAGCGCGGTGCGCTGCACGATCAGGGCGAAGTGCCCCACCCCGGTCGGCTTGTTCGCGCACGTGTTGCCGCCGCCCGCCCAATACGCGCCATAATCGCTTTTGAGGGTGTCCAGGTCGGTGCTGGTGAGGCTGGTGGGCGCGGGCATGGTCCTCGGCGCGGAAAGCGCCACCGTGTCGCCGTTCCGGCTCGCGCTGAGCGGCGTGGCGGTCGTAATGGTCCTCACGCGCTCCAACGCGGAGGCGTTCGCGGCTTCGGCGGTCTGATTCGCCTTGCCGATCTGCGCCGCGAAACCGGAAGCCGTCCTGTTCGCCGACTCGGCGACCTGCCTGACGGAATCCAAATCCTCGGAAGCGACCTCCGCGTTGATCGTGCCGCCTGAAATCGACAGGCCACGGCCAGCCGTCAAAGACACGCCACCACCGGTCGAACCCGAACCCGAAGACGAAGAGGAAGACGAAGAACCGGAATAGTTCGCATTCGCCGACTGCACCGGCAGTCCGACCTCGAACGTCGAAGTCAAAATCCCGGAATCAATTTTCACGACCCGCTTCGTCACCACGGCGGTGACGTTGACACCGGAAGCCTGATCCGTCGCAACAATCTTGTCATCCACACGCAGACCGTCTCCGACCTCATCGGACAACGTCACCTCGACCGATCCACCGGTCTGCAATTCCTGCAAATGCTTCTTCGTCTCGGATTTCAACGTGGCGAAATCTGCATTTGAGTAATCGTATGTGGCGCAGACCTCGTCCACGCCACTGAACGTCTGCTTATCGCTCACCGCACCTTTCGCGTCCGCGAAGCAGTCGACAACCAAGCGGTTCTTGAGCTCCTGCGAGCCAAGGCCGATAAGATGATTCGGCGCGCGACGGTTGGTTTCGGCCCTGAAGTCCACCAAGTCGGAATCGATCGTGTTGGTGATGATGCCGACCGGTGTGATGCCAAGCAGGATATGGTCGTCCTTGGCTTGGAAGTCGAGGCGTCTGCCGCAGGATGCGAGCAGATTGCGGAATCCTGTGTAGGCGTCCACGTATCGTGGATTCTCGAAACGCCAATTGGTGACAGTCGAAGAATCATCTGATTGGACGGTGAACACACCATCCAGGCCAATACGCTTCATCAGCCCAGTCAGTATGTCCGGCAGTTTGCCTGACACCGTGAGATAATCCTGTCTCGGATCAGGTTGGAGGATCTTCGCTGCCAGCATTCCGGTCCATGATTGGCCGATCCAGGTTGTCGTAGACGTTCCTCCGGCGACAGACACGCGACGATCGACTATTCGGCCTCCAACATCACTTCCATCGAGCCAGAAATACCAGCCTTGTGAAATGTTCGGCGCGAGTGCGTCATCGATGGTCAGCTCGAAGTCGTTTTCGTCCGTGCCGCAAGCCCAGTCCAGCGTCACCTGCGATACGCTCGCATGTGGCGTCAGCTTGCCGTCGGCGAGGATAACGTCAGCCAAGGCACACCTCCAGAAACGTCAAACATGGTCAAATCGATGCCGTAATTGCCGGAAACCGTCAATAGCGAATCTCCGGCCGGTATCGGCTCGAAAACATATGAGCCGCTTCCACTGCCGTTGCCGCGGACGCCTTTGTCGAAAACATCCGAAACGTCGCCGTTTTCGGCTGTCAACGTTATCGTCTTCCGCAATCCAGTGGCCGACAGCGACATGTGACCGCCTTCCGGTACTGTCACATCAACCGCGTAAGTGTTGCCGCCAATCTGGAAAGACGGGTTGACGCAAGGGCCGAAAATGACCGCGGTGAACTCAGCGGCCTTGCCGGTCGGATTATGCACCGTCAGAGCGATTTTCGACGGAGCCAAATCGGTCGGCAGATCCAGTGGAAGGTCAATCTGCGAGCCGGTGCCTGCCGTCATCGGAAAGAAATGCTGTACCGGCAGCGCGCGACGCCAAACGCCATCGCACAATACGACCGTGTAGTCAGTCTGCGCATAGGCCGGCCAAGGCACCAGACCAAGCGATGAGCCGACGACATACGCCCGTTGGAACCATTCGCCATCGACGGTCAACATGCCTGGCGTAACGGCCTGCACGTCCGAATCGAAAGCCGTTTGCACCACGTCCAATCTTGACGGATCCGTGGTGCGGACGGTCATTTTCGACGTCGAAGCGTTTCTGCTCACCGATTTGATGCCGCGAGTGGCCAGCGTGTACGTCCATGCGTACCCGCGCATTTCCTGCAGGTCAGCCACCCACAGGTCATCGGTGTCGAGGTCGATGACCGTGCCATCATGCGACGTGTATTTAAGCTCGCGCATATCTGCGGATCAGCCTCCCTAAGTCGCGGTCGCTCATCGTTCCGCCGGATGCCGCGCCGATGATCGCGCCGAGATCGTTGTGCAGGCTGGCGATCGCGGCCACCACAGACGCGGTGTCCACGTTGACCATGACCTGCCTTCCGGTGTCGCCGGCGGCGAGCAGCTGTTCGCGCGGTATGCGTCGGTCGTTGATCGCGCGCATGATGTCCAGGCCGTAGTAGTCGACGGCCGACGCGCGATGCGTGTACTCGCCCGCCGCCAATCTGGCGTTGAGCAGGTAGACGGAATCGCTGAGGCTGTTTCCAGGCGCCCACGCCGGGTCGACGTAGCCGGTGAACATGCCGCCGGCGGCGAAGCTCTGGAAGCGGCCGTCCGTGAACATGCCTCCGGTGTAGCCGCCCTCCTTCTTCGATTTTTCGGTGACGGTGAAGGTCTTGTCGGCGATTTTGAATGCGTCGATGGCGCGAAGGGTGAAGGTCGCGTTGTCGATGACGCTGGCGTTGAATCTCTTGTCGCCGATCTTCTTGCGGTTCAGCGAGTCGACCTTCGGCGTGGCCTTGTCAGTCGAGTTGAGCGCGTTCCGCTTGTCCCTCAGCGTCTTCGCGTTGGCGCTGTCGACCTTCGGCGTCGCCCTGTCGGTCGAATGCAAAGTGTTGCGCTTGTCGGTCAGCTTCTTGGCGTTGGCCTTGGCCACCTTCGGCGACGCGTCGTCCTTGGCGTCGAGCTTCGCCGAATAGGTGCGGTGGAAGGCGTCGAAGTATTTCCTCGCGTTCCTCGCCTTGCCGCTCGCCTTGTCGTCGGCTTCGAGCCGAGCCTTCGCGATGGCCTTGCCGAAGCGGTCGAGCTCCTGCTTGGTGCTCTTGGTCTTGCCCTTGGCCTTGCTGTCGTCCACGTCGAGCTTCGCCTTGCTGCCGTCGGCGGCGCTTTTGATGCTCTGGATGTTCGCCTTGATGCTGTCGGAGCTCAAGCCCCATCTGTCGGCGAGCCTGTTCGCCGCCTGCTCGCTCATGCCGGACGCTTCGGCCTGCTTGATGATCGCGTCGCGGGCATCCTGCAGCACCTGGCTGGCGCGGTCGGTCTCGCCGTTCGAATAATTGGTGGATTCGCCCTGCTTGAGGATCTTCTCGGCGGCGTTCTGCGCGCTGCTGGCGATGTCCTCCAAGGCCTGCCTGGTCTTGGTGCCCTTCTCGGAAAAGCGATCCAAGAGGTCGCCATTGGCGTTGAAGACGATGCCGTTGTCCTTGCAAGTGTCGGTCAGCTCACCGATCTTCTGGTTCAGCTGGTCCACCGCCTGGTCGGCGGTCAGATTGCCTGACTCCAGACCGAAAAGGCTTTTGACCAGATCGTCGATCTGGCTGCTCGCATCCGATGCCGAATTGCCGAGCTCCTTGTTCGCGTTGGCCGCCTGCTTCGCCGCGCTGGCGGATTTGCCGTCGGCGTCCACGGCGTTCTTCGAAGCCTTCGCCTTCTGGCCGGCCTGCTCTTTGGCTTCGGCGTATGCCTTGGCCTCGTCTTTGATGCTGTCGCGCATCTTCTGGCTTACGGCGAGCTGCGAATGGCCCTGCCTGCCGTATTCCTTCAGGGCGGCGTTCACCTTGTCGGCCGCGGTTTTGTTGCCCATGGCGGCGCTGGTCATGTCGGTCAGACTGACCTTCGCTTCGGACATCCAGTGGGTCATGCTCGCGCCTGCGAAGTTCATCTTCTGATACGAGTCGGCGATGGTGGAGCTGATGTCGCTGCCGGATTCGAGTGCGGACTGCAGCTGTTCGGTGGCTTCCTTGGCTTTCTGCTGGCGGCTGATGAAGGCGCTCAATGCGGCTCCGGCCACCGTCAATGCGATGCCCCATGGCCCGCCGAGCAGGCTCATGACGCTGCTGCCGATCGCCTTGAAGCCCGCCGTCTTGAGCTCCGCCTTGCTGGCTGTGGTGCCGAAGGCGGCCATCTGCTCGGATGCGCTCATGCCGGACGCGCGGAACATCTCGAAGGCGGTCTTGGCCGACGAGAGCGCGGCCTTCACGCGCTGCACCGGGTCGACCATCAGGCCAATGCTGTTGGCGGCTCCGCTGGTGCTGGAGTGCAGGCCGCTGGCGGCCTTGTGCACGGCCAGCAGCACGCCAGTCAATCCGCCCATCAGCACCATAGTCTGCTGCACGCCGGCCGGAAGGCCGCTGAAGGCGGTGACGAGCGTGGTCATGCCCTTGGTCATGCTGCGTAGTGGGCCTTGCGCGCCCTCGCCGATGTTGGTCATGAGCGAGCCCATGGCCGAGCTGAGCATGGTCAGGTCGCCCTTGAGGTTATTGGTCTTGGCCGACGCCTGCTTCGCGGCGAAACCGCTCTCGCTGACGGCCTTGGTCCACTTGTCGACGCCGCTGCTGCCGGCATCCATGATGATTCCGGCGCCCTTGATGGCATAGCTGCCGAACATCGTCGCCTCGGCCTGCTGGCGCTGCTGGTCGGTCAGCTTGCCGAGCTTGTCGTGCAATTGGCCGGCCAGATTCGACATGCCGACGAATTTGCCGCTCGCATCATGCGTGCTGATGCCGAGCTCGTCCATCGTGGCCTTCGCCTCCGAGGACGGTGCGGACAGTCGCATCAGCATCGAATTCAGCTGCGTGCCCGCCTCCGCGCCCACGATGCCGTTCTGGGCGAAAAGGCCCAAAATGCCGACCGTCTCCTGCATGCTCATGCCGAAGCTGTTGGCCATGACGCCGCAATTATTCAGGGCCTCGCCGAAGTCGGACACGTTGCCGACTGCCTTGTCCGCGCCGGCCGCCAGTGCGTCGGCGGTCGAGGTCGCATCCGACCCCTTCAGATGGAACATCGTGAGCGCCTGCGAGGTGTATTCGGCGGCGTCGCCCACATCCATCTGTCCTGCCGCCGCAAGATTCAAGGATGCGGTCAGGCCGCCGGAGAGGATGTCGCTGACACTCATGCCGGCCTTGGCGAGGTCATTGATGGCGCCCGCGCTCTCGGCGGCGGTGTAGACGGTCGACGCGCCGGCGTCCAGTGCGGCCTGACGCAATTGGGACAATTCGGCACTGGTCGCGCCGGAATTGGCCTGCACGGTGCTCATCTGCTGGTCGAAGTCGGCGGCCATCTTGACGCTCGCGACGCCGAAGGCGGCGACCGCCAATCCCGCTGCGGTGAGTCCGCTGGTGATGAGCGCGCTCTTCCGGCCGGATGCCTCCATGCTCGTGCCGATGCTGCTGGCGGTCTTGCCGGCGGCGGCCATCTTCGTCTCGAAGCTGGCGGTATCGGCCATCAGGCGGATGACGATGTTCTGATTCGACGCCAAAAGACACCTCCATCAGTAATGCAATGACATGGCAAGCGCGCCAGAGACCGGCGAATCCTTGTTGTTCTTGCGCCAGCTGTCGGCGGCGATCTGCATATGAGCCGTCGCCCAGCAGATATGCACGTCCGATCTGAGCTTGAGTTCCGCGTCCGGTGACTGGCACACATCACGCGGCAGGCCGCACAGCGGGCAGAGCGTTGCCTCGTATTCCGCCAGCGCACGCATCCACTCGCGCTCGGTCGAATCCCACTCAATTGGATCCTCGGGCGTTGGCTCCCAGCCCATGAAACGCTTGTAGCTGATGCCCAACTGCCTGCAGATGCGCAGATCCTCGACTAATTTTGGAGAACCTTTGAGGCTAGGTCGAATGCTGCTTTTGGGTCGGCCGCCGTCCCATTGAGCTCGGTGATCGCATACCAGAGCGGTGTGAACTGCCCGTCCGCCATCTCGTCGAACAGTGCACGCAGGGCTTTTTCGGTGAGGTCCTCGTCAGATACCGGCTTGCCGCCGATTGTGGCCTCGACGATCATCTGCGGCAGCGCGTCGGCGGCGGTGCCGAACATGTCGCGTGTTCCCACCAGGGCGCCTTCGGTGACGGTGTTGGCGGCCAACACCTGCGCCCACTTGCTGACGCCCATCGCCTGCAGCTTGAGCCGCAGCGTCTCGCCTTCGGCCTGCTTTCGGAGCGCTTCGATACGCTCCGCAGTCCTCTTGGCGGCCTTGTCGCTGCCGGCTTCGGTGATCTGCTCATGAGTGGTCTCCTCGGCAAGGACATCGCCGAGATGCGCGATGTCCTCCGCGACCTGCTGATTGAGGATGATGTCGACTTCCTTGATGCGACGGGTGACTTTAAGCATGCGTGTTCCTTTGCTGAAGAATTGGGTTCCTTTTCCTGGAAGAGAGAGGATCCCGCATCGGCGAAAGGAACAAAGTCCGATGCGGGAAAATTGTCAGGCGATGACCTTCACGTTCTCCGCCCAGCCCGGGGCGCGGACGGTGAAGTTGACCTTGCTGCGCAGCACGGTGTTGGCGGCGATCGCTTCCTTGGCGCTCATGCCGATGCGCGCCGCGTACACGTTGACCACGTCGTCTGCGGCGAACTCCGCGTCGGAGTCCTTGCCGTATCGGCGGACGAAGAAGCCATCAGCCCCCTCCTTGAGGGTGTCCATGGCCTTGTTCTGATCCTTGTACTCGGTGTTGGTGTTGTCGATGACCTCGATCGACGAGCCGCTGATCTTCTTGCGGCCCGGATTCCCGAAGTCCATGGTCGAGTTTTCGCGCTGGTCGTTGATCGTGTCCTGAGACGGGCTGCAGCTCCAGCCGCCCAGGGTGACGTAGTTGCTGATGTCCGTGCCGGCGTTGATCTCGGCCAGCTTCGGATTGTTGATGTCGGCGATGGTCGGCACCCAGATGGTGTTGACCTTGCCGTCGGCTGGTGTCGACGGGATGTCGGTGCCAAGCTGCAGTGTCATGGCTTCCTCCTTGATGACGGAGGCCCCGGCCTGCATGGCCGGGGCCTCATTGGTTGATGATTCGTTTTCTTGAGTGTTTTCACACATTGCGGCTCCAGATGAATCGATAGGTGAGCAGCCTGCACTGGTAGAGCAGGCTGGTGTCCTCGGCGGTCAAACCGGCCGCATACGCGCCGGAATCGACGGCAAGGGTCAGGCATCCGGTCGAAAAGCCGGGAATGTCGGCGTGCAGGCCGGTGAGCGCGGGGATAATGAGATCGTCCGCCAGCACGTTGACGGAATCGGCGGTTGTGCTGACGACGCGCACCTGCAGCATGCCGACACCACCCTGAAGACGATGCGTCTCGCCGACCATGTGACCGGTCGTGGTCACCGTCTCGATGATCCACGGTGGCTTGTCGGTCGGCTTCGGAGCCGTCTGCCGGTACACCGACCACCCTTTGGCGGGCTGCGGGATGAGGTCGAGCAGACCGTCCGTCAATGCCATGATCGATGTCATAGGCTCTCCAATCCCGCCTTGGCCACATATTCGGCAAGACGTGGCAGCTCATCCTGGCCATGCTCGTAAAAATCATGGGTGCCGCCGCCACGGGCGGTGCCGAAGAAGGCGATGTTGGCCAGACTGCCCGCGCCGCCCTTGACCGGGCTGATCTCGGCCGAGATCCCGAAGCCGGACTGGCGGATGTCGTATCGGATCGGGATGCGGCGGAAGGCCGCGTTGCGGGAGGATCGCACGTCGGAGAGAATATCCTCCTTGACGTTCTGCGCGCCCTTCTTCACGGCGGCCGTGATCTTCGCGCGGCGCATGGCCGTGCCGCCTATGATCGTGGATCCGAGCGCCTTCAGCTCGCTCGCATCGATGCCAAAGGTCATGCGTCCTCCTTCACGTTCCAACGGCAGGCGGTGGCGTGCGTCTTCTCGCTTTGCGGGGAGATGAGCCGGAAACGTCGACCCTTGAGCAGTGGATTGGCGGATTCCGTGACTTCCACCACGTCACCGGCGCGAAGGCCTGGAGTGCCGTATGGAAAATGCACGTACAAAGACCAGACCAACGAGACGGCGCCCATGGCTTGGGCGGCGCTGCCTTCGGTCTGCTCGCTGGCGAGGCCGCCGCTGGTCTGCACCTTGCAGCTGCCTTCGTACACCTTCTCCTTGCCGGTGTTCGGCAGTCCCGTGTCCGGATCCGTTGTGGTGTCTCCGTGGCGGGTGACGACGCACTGGTCGGTCATGAGGCTTTCGGCCATCTGGCGCAGTTTCGGAAGGGCTCCGATGAGAGGTGCCATGCTTGGCATGTCAACCTCCTCAGTAGTCGTAGGGGTAGTGCGGCAGCGGGATGACCACTGGTTCCGGAGCGATGACCGCCGTGGCAAGATCGCTGCTGACACGTTTCAGCAGCATGTCCCATTCCTCGTCGAGGATGGAGATCTCGCCGCGACTGCGCGAGCTGTCGATGCTGGTCTGCATGTTACCGTCGTCGATCTGCAGCATGGTGCTGCTCACGCCCTCCGGGTTGAGCGCCTTGCGTGCGACGGCGGCGGATTCCACCTCGATGACGGTCTCCAGATATCTCTCGTCCCTGCACCATTCGTCCAGCACTGGGATGCGGTTGCGGATCATCATTTCGGCGCGGCGGAGCCATTTCCCGATCTGCTTGCCTTCGGTGCTGTCGAAGGCGATGTCGCGGCCGAGTTCAACCGCGACATCGTCGATTTGCGCCCAAGTCATGGAATCACTTCGCGATGATACCGGCGTTGCGCAGGCTGGCCAGCAAGGCGTTGATGGTGGCCATCTCCTGACCTGTGGTGGCGTCCCTCACCGCAGCAGCCTGCTTGGCGGGCATGCCGGACAGCACCGTATCGAGCGGCTTAGCTGCGCCGCCCGGCTGCGGCACATACACCGCGCTTGCCGGGATCACGTTCTCGCGGCGTCCGTTCTTGGTCTCCTTCATCATTCACCATCCTTCTCACTGGTCTTCTTCTTCGGCTTCGCGGCGTCGGCGACCGTGTTCGGTTCGTCGGCCTGCACCTCGGCCACTGTGTAGCCGTGGCGCTGGAAATAGTCGGACGGCTCCATATCGGTCTCGCCGACGCCGCCGACGAAGGTCACGCCGGCGGTGACGCCGTTGTACTCGTTATTCGGGGCTTCGATTCGCCACATCATGATCACCTGACCTTGATCTTACGGAGCACGCCCGCGGCCTTGGTGGCCTTCAATGCGACGCCGACTGGACCGAGCTCGACCTCGCCGCGATGCACTGCGCCCGGCTGGGTGAAGTCAGGCAGCCAGGTCTTCACGAGGGTGCCGTCGGTGGTGGTGATGCCGCAGAAGCCGTCCAAGCCGACGCGGTACGCGTACAGGCTGGTGGTGCCGTCTGCGGCGATGGGGATGATCGGATCGTTGCTGCCGGCCTTCTCGCCGGCGTCGGCGAAGAGGATGCCGCCATAGGATTCGCGGCTGATCGGACGGCCGTTCGCGTTGACAAGACCATCGATCGGCTCGCGCACGTACATGCTGGTGCGGCGCACCATGGCACGGACGCGTGCAAGGGCCTTCTTGTTGCCGACCACGATGGTCGGCGTGCCGTCAAGCAGGTCAAGGAACTCGTCGAGTGTGTCGATGGCCTTGTTGCCCTTCTCTCCTTCGAGGTCGGTCCAGTCGTAGGTGCCGGAGGCGGGCTTCATCTCGGTGCTTGAGCCAGTGAGCGCCTTGTCCAGGCCGTCGAAGGCCTTATCGTTCACGCCAACGTCGCCGTTGATCACGGTATCCTGGAACAGGGTTATCGCGGCCTTCACCTTGTCGTTGATGTTGCGTGTCACCTCGTCGGATCCCTTCGGACCGATGTTCGCGAGGATACGGTCGATCTCGAAGGCGCCGCCGAGCACGGCGAGTGTGGTGCTGTACTTCTTGGTCGTGGTGGTGCTCGGCGAGTATTCCGTGTTGATGGCGCGGAATTCGGCGGTGGGCTGGGTCTCCTGCCGACGGTAGGAGTAGTCGAGCGTCGCGCCGCCTCCGGCGGGGTTCACGGCATCATCGAAGATGAGGGAATCGAGGATGACGCTGGACTTTCGGAATTCGTCGATGACGAAAGGGTCGTAGTCTTCGAGGGCGTTGTTCTTCGCCTCTGCGAGAGTGACAGCCATAAGGTTGTCTCCTTCCTAAAAAATCGGTTACTTGTAATATGCGGAAATCGCTTCGGAGAGACTGTGCGGCTTCGGGTCGCCGCCCTTGCCCTGACTCGGGTCGGGCTTGACGTTCGTGTTGTTCTGCACGCTGACGAGCTTCAGCAGGCTGTCCGCGTCGGATTCCAGCTCCTCGCGAGTGGATCCCTGCAGACGTTCCGCCAAGACCTTCGGCAATTGCTTGTCGACGGCGACCTCGTATCGCAGTGCCTTCGCGGCATTGCTGGTGTTGGACTTCTCCAGGCTGGCGATCCTCTCGCTGGCCTTTTCCGCGTCGGTCTTGTCGCGATCCTCGAACTCCTTGATTCTGGCGTTCGCGGCGGCGAGCTGTTCGCGCAGCGACTTGTTGGCCCGGCGCTCGTTCTTGAGCGCGGTCATGCCGTGTTCGCCGAGCTTCTCGTCGCCCTCGCCGCCGGTATTCGCCTGCGGGTCGGATTGCGGCGGCTCCGATTGCGGCGGCTCTCCGCCGCCCGGCTCGGAACCGGTCTCGATGGTGTGGATGCGGATGAGATTCCACCATTTCCTATGCATTGTTTTCTCCTTGTGGTTTCCTTGGCCGTCACATCGCGTGCCGGCGCCGACACCATCGCGATGCCGGTGAAAAAATTCGATCTCGGCTAGAGGATCCAGCCGTACTTGTAGAGCATGCCCAAGGCCTTCGCATGATCGTCGCCGCAGCGTGCGTAAATCGTCTCTGGCATGAGACGCGGCCTGTCGACCTTCGTGTACCGGCCGCCGTTCTTGACGAATTCCCTGGCATACCCGGAGTCGATCATGCGTGACGCTGCGAGGCCGTGGCGCGTGGTGCCCTCGGTCGTGTACTTGATGTTCCGCCCGTCGATCTGGGCGGTGCGGATGCCACGTTGGGCGTTAACCAGCTGGTTGAGGTCGGCTCCGTCCATGTAGGCTCGGGCGTTGGCCCTTCCACCAAGGACTTTAGCGAGCTGGCCTTCGTCCAGTGAATCAAGGTATTCGCTCGGACTGGTGCATGCGTTTGCCGGTGCTTTCAGGCCGGTGTAGACGGCGATGCAGTCGCAGCGCGGATGCCTTTCGAAAGGCGTCTTGCCGCAGGGCTGCCCGGCGAGGATGACGCATCTGCCGCAGCTCGGCGGTGTCAGGCCGCGCACATACGTGGATTGGTAGCAGATGCCGCGAGCGGTCATGCTCGTGGCCGACCTGTGAGTGTCCGCCAGCAGGGTGCGCGTCCTGAGCACCAAGGTCACGCCTATGCGGTCCATGGCCACGTCCACCGGCGCGCCGTTGGATACGGCCCGCTTGCCGATGGTAATCGCCGTCCACATCGCGTCCACGGTATCCATGCCGTTGCCGTTCACACCGACCCACTGCCATGGATCCGGCCTGTATTCCGGGTGTGCTGCGTTCACGCCGAAGCGTTCCATGATTTTCGGCGTCGATGCGATCGCGTCGGCGGCGGTGTGGTATTGCGCCGTGTCCAATACGCGGAAAAATTCAGGCATCATGTCCGCGAAGGCGATGTCGAAGTCTGGTTGCGCGTGCTTATGCCACAGTCTGAGCACCGTCGCGGCCAGCCGGTTGCTTCGACTGCGCAGCAGACGGTTCTGCGCCGTCGCCTCCTGTGGAAGCGTCTGCCCCGCCATCGTCGCCGCCATAGTCCACGTCCTTCATGAATTGGCCATAGGATTCGCTGATCTGCTTGGCGAAGTACTCGCGCTCCTTGTCCTTGCGGGCCTCGCTCCAGCCAAGCTCGTCCCATGCCCCCTCGCGGGAAAGGATGCCGGACGCCATGAGCTTCGTGATCGCATCCGCACGTTGAGCGTAGGTCGGCGTGTTCGGGTCCTCCCAGTCGCAGCGCACTAGGTTCGCGTTGATGTCGTCGCTGGTGGCGAGCTTGTGCGCCACGGCCATGACCTGCGACCACGCATCGCCGTCGACGGCGTTCTTCAGCTCGACGTTCTTCACGAGTCTCAGCTCGTCGGCGCGGATGGCTCCCTCGGCTGCTGGATTGGCTGTGTTCATTCCGAAATAGCGCATCGGCAGGCCGGTGATGGCGCTCATCTGCTCGCTCAGCAGGTCGATGACCGTCTTGAAGTTCGACAGGTCGGATGCCGTGAACTGGCCGAATTTCGCGTTTGCGTTCTTGGAGGTGAGCATCGAGTTGAAATAGGTCTTTATCGCCGATGCCGGCTGTCCGGTCTTCGCGTCGATGAAGTCGTTGTGTGTGACGCCGATCGCCCATTTGCCTGGCACCGCGTGAGTTTCCATGGCGATCTGCAGGTCGAGGATGGCGCGTGCGGCCATGTCTGTCGGCCGCACCACGTCGGCCATCTCGCTCTCGCCAAGGAAGTCGCCGGCGCGCGGACGGTTGAGGAACTGCACAACAGGTACGACGCCGAGGTGGTGGTCGTCGCGGCCGGTCATGACCCACTTGCCGTGCTGTTTCTCCAGCCAGAGCGTGTATTCGGGCGTGTACAGTGTCGCGTAGCCCGGCGTCCCGTTCTCCCAAGGGTCGAAATAGACGCGGAGCGCCGATTCGACGGTTCTCGTGCGCGGGTCGATGCGCGCGATCATGTTCCTGGATGATTCGACGGTGATCAGTGGATGCCGTCTGTCCTTCGGATTCGCGCCGACGCATACGAAGCCGTGGCCCTGCACGCGTGTCTCCGTGTGCAAAAGCACCTGCTGCGATTCCATGTTGTTGTATTCCCAAAGATCGCGCAGCTCGTTTGACACCTTGTCGTCATCCGGCACGGAGAAGGATTTGACCTGCTGGCGCTGTACGACGCTATCGACCACGATGCGCGGCCAATTCAGCGGAAAAACGAACGAACGGAGTTCGGCCGGCACGGCGATGCCGATGCTCTGGATGACCTGCCGTCCGCGATAATAATCATCCCACTGCCTATGAGGCTTGCGCAGTCGTGCAAGCCGGTAGGTGAGGCTCCTGATGAGCTTCGCGTCATCGTCGGAAAGCCTCGATGCCTGTATCAGCTCCACAACAGCCTCCTTACCAGCCGTACACCATGACCGGTGAGCCGCCTGCACTCCAGCCGAGCGCCCTCATGTCGGACGCCGCCTCATGCGCGAGGATGTCGGCCATGGTTATATCGATCTTCTGATTCTCGCTCGGCTTGCCGAGCACGTACTTGTCGCCTGGCTTGGCGACCTTACGCGCCGCCATCATGTGCAACCGAGCCATGCAATCATTGGAATGCGTCGTGGAATGGTCGGCGGTGTCCTCCATGAAGCGGGTGAGCGCGTCGAACATGCGCCCGATGCGATTGGTCGGCCAAGGCACCACGATGTCCTCGCCAAAGCGGCATGCCCACTCGTCCACCTGCGACTCCCACGGATGCGGATCGCAGTAAAAGCGCTGCACCTTGTACCTGTCGAACATTTCGGACACGCAGGCGTCGACCTCGCTTCGCGGTATGCGCCCCTCCCACTCAACCGGATTCCAGTACGCCGGACGATTTGACGGCCCGTATGCCGGCGTCCAACGCCAGCCATCCACGGTCTCCGCACGCAATGCCGTCCAGTCACCGGATTGCGAACCATCGAAGCCAAGACAAATCTCAGCACCCGGCTCAGGTGGCTGACGGTCAACCATCGTGCCATCGTAAAGCGGCTCAGGCATATACGAACCCAAACCCTGCACTATCTCGCAACCATAGAATCGACGCGCCTGCGCCGGATCGCGTGCCATAAGCTCCGAAGCCGTGGCCTCCACCTGGTCGAGCGGAACCCACGGCGACCCCGCGTACACGAATTCGAGAATCTTTCGGCGATCGGCCGGATCCGCGAAATCGAGCGATGGGTCATGTTTCGGAAAGAACTTCATAATGTCCGTGGCTGTGGATTCGTAGGTCATCTGACCGAAACTTGCGTCCATCGGATCCCACGGATTCGTCAATTCCAGCATGCGGCCATCCATGGCCATAGCGCCACGCATGACCGTGTCGCCAACCTCGAACATGCCGCTGCGACGAGTCCAAATACCCGACTCGTCTCCGAGCACGAAGTTCACTGGATTACCCAGCTTGGAATGAGCGGAAGCTGTGACTGGGTCGATGCGGCCGCCGTTCGGAAGGCGGATGAAGCCTTCGCGAACCTTCATCAGGTCGGACAGGTGTCCGTTGCGCACCATCGACTGCAAAGGACGGTAGACGTTCGCAGTCTGCTCTTCCGAAGTGGCGAGCAGCTGAATCAAAGCTGTACGACGAGGCATACCCATCGGCTCACCAGCCGAATACTCGTACTCGAACCCACAGGAACAACCCCAGTCCGAACAGCGGAACACTTCGCCGCCCTTGGCCCATCCGCAGAATACGCATGGGCCGACACCTTCAAACGCGGCCACCGCAGCGCCGAAAGGCGATTTGCCTAGCTTCTGACCGCCGACGATCTGACCACGACGCCACTTGAACGCCGCCGCCTGACGCGGGCGCGACGGATCATACACCGCATCAGGCTTCACCCGATAAAAGTCGATGGCGTTCTCCAGCTGCCAGCCGACCAGTTCGAACGGCTTGCCCAGGTCGAAGCCGTTGGGGACCACGCAATGCCAAGCAATCCAGTCAGCGAACAGAAAACCAAGCGACTTCGGCATCTCCGGCGTCCCTGGCATCAGCCATCACCTCGAATCGGTCAGTGTCCCATGTTTCTCAAGACCGCCCGCGATATGCGTTTCTGCGCCCTCGTGTATGTCTGGTTGGTGATTTCCCTCTTCGTCGCCTCGCCGAAGGAGTTCACGAACGTTTTGCCGTGTTCCGTTCGTTGCGTTGGTTGGCGGCGTGTCTGTTCGTCGGAGATTCTGTCGCGCTGTGCTCTGGCGGTGCGGAATGCCTTGGAAGCCTCTTGGTATTTGTCGTAGTTCGCCTTGGTCGCCTCCGGGAACACACTTTCCGGCATGCGCTGGTTGTATTGCGTGGCTCCGTGCGCGGTTCTCTGCATGATGCGCGATGCGGCATCCATGCGTTTTCCCGCATCGCGCATCATATTGGTGAGATCAGAGTCGCTTACGGATGAGAGGTCAGTGGCAGAGCCTCCCCCTCCGCCGCCATGTCCGCCACGGCCTGCGCCCGAGCTCGATCCTCTTCCGCCCATTTTTTCATCCTTTCCGTATTGCTGTTTTTGTATGCGATAACTTCGATGCCACCGAAGTCGAAAAACGGAATGGCATCTCCGTAGAGGAGAATCTTTT